TCTTGAAACTAAATTAACTACTGTAGTTCCTGTGCCTGTGAGATGTAATCTAATTGTTTCTACCCAATCAGCAGGTATCTGCATATACTCATCACCACCTGATTGTTGTCCACTTGAACGAGCTTCCATCTTCCAATGTCGTACATCTCTGTTAATTTGTGCTTCAGCTAACGCTATGAAATCGGGTATGACTGCTGTCAAATCGTCTCTGTTGAGGAAGTCAGCGATACTTGCTTTCAGTTCTGTGTAAGTAGTGAGTGCCATAACTATCCCCTATTGCCAACCTATTGGCCAAGCTTCGTCTTGAACACCATAGCCTCCGGGGTCAATACTACCATCCATCATCCCATTAAGGAATACTTCCTGTCTCCTCCTGCCTTCAGCAGTTCCATCGTTCAAGTTTTGTAATATCATTTTAACTTTGTTTTGTTCTTGTAGGTTTAAATTACCCATTATCTCGCCTATGCTGTGTCTCTGAGCAGGTGTATCGAGACCACGTGTAGTATCAAATCCACCTACAAAGTCTGACGATAAGTTTGATATTGCATCAGCAGGTTGGAATTGACCAAAGCCTAAGTTTGAACTATCCATACCGCCACCAAGATTAGGTTGAATGTTGTTGCGGTTTCTGAACTGTGCCATTCCTACTTCACTTAATCCACCATCTCCAGTAAAAGTATAGCCTTCTTCCATACCATCAATACCAAGTCCAACATCAAATGTGTCACCACCCATACCCATGTTCAGCATAAATTCTCTGTATGCAGGTGTTCCCGGTAGAAGTCCACCTTGATACGCTTTAATTGCCGCATCTCTCATGGCAGGTGTCTCAAATCCTCTGTCTCCTCCTGCACCTAACTGAGCATCTGTTGCTGAAGCTACCGGTAAGAACCCATCGTCTGCATCTGCATCTCCACCCATAAGAGTGTTATAACTCGTTGACCCCGGACTAATCGGACTACTCAATAAGCCACCTCCTACTCCTGCTCCTCCGCCAATACTGAGTTTGCCTAAAAGCTCATCAATGATTCGTTTAATTTCCTCCTCGTCCATGCTCTGCTCCTGTTTAATTTAACAATAGTATATCATCCATTAATTGAATTTACCTAGTTTTTCCATCTCCATCAGTAATTCATGAGTAAGTAATCCCATGTGGTTTGATGTATTAATTTGTCTAATCTCATTCGGAAGTAAACCTTCTCTTGTAATTCTCTGTCCTGCTCGTTGACCACCTGTTGCAATAATAGGATTTAAGTCTGCGATGTGTAGGTCATGACTCAATACACCAACCGGGCCTCCGGGTAATGGTGTGTCATAACTTCGATGACCACTTGCTCTAGGCGGATAGTTTGAGTAATTTGCTGAACTCATATCGTTCAATTCAATCTGTCCTACATTTTGTAGTGTGCCTTCTTGTTTGTTTAGTTGTTTGCGGTCTGTGTTTGCAAGTCTAGCTTTTGTCCATGATAAGACACCATTGTCTGCACCTTTGGTATAGATACCTGCACCATCTCTGAAGTTAACATCAATAATTCTTGCAATAGCTTTTCTCTCCCCACCTGTTGTACCGGCTAATGGGTTCTCTGCATCTATGCCTTTCCACTTTTGATTAACGAGCTTACCTGTCTCTAAATCCTTAGATTGAGACCTAATCATTTTGTCAAGCTTGACCTTCTGAGACTTGTTTAATCCTTGTAATGCTGACTGCAACATTGAATCTACTACTTGGTGACTGAAGTCTAAGCCAGTAGGAGACATTCTAAATGGTAAATAGATTGGGTCTTTGCCATACAAATGTTTAGCTTCACCGGCCTGTCGTATGATTGAACTAATAGCATCTCTGTGTGAGGCCCATAGAATACCTCTGTCTACGTTCTCCGGGATAATCATGAAGTCCTGTCCACCTTCTAGCTTCACCGGGTTAGGAAACTTAGTGCCATTAACGTGTGTCAAGTATCCACCTGCACGTGATAAGTCTGCGTAAGTAGCTACGTATGGGAAGCCTTCAAGGTTTCTTAGGTCAATGTCAGGAATAATAATGTTGCTCTCACCCTTGACTATCGTACCACCTTCATCAAATGTACCTTCAGCTAAAGCTCTTTGCTCTGTTACTCTGTTGCTTAATCTAACAGAACCTTCATCTAGTGGCACAGTAAGTAATCCCTGTTCAACACCACCTGCCGGAGCTGTGTTCGTGTCTATGTCTATGTCCTGACGTTTCAATATCTTAGTTGTGTCATTGCTGTATAAGACATAGTTAAGAGGCATAGATGACTCATCAGGTAAATAAGATTGACCTTTTTGCTGCATCTCTCCTGCTACTGCAAACCTATCTTTGAATGACATACCTTTAATACCTAGGTCATTGAGATGTAATGAAGCCGCCTTCTTAGCTTTTAATGATATTTCAAACATCTGATTGCCGGGTTCATCTCTTAATTTCTTTGTATAGTGTCTGACTAATTCATCATAAAGGTTCTGCCCGGTAGCATCGTTTCCTAATCCAAGTCTAGTCATCTCCTTTTGCACCATTGGGTTTTGGTCAGCTTTGAGAGCCGCACGTTTAATCATTGTATTGATTGCATCATCACTTAAATCAATCTCATACAGTTGGTTATCTGCTGTATCAAATCTATCTTCAATCTCACGTAATGCTTTGTTAGCTTTGGCAATGTCAGCAGGGTCTGTTAAATTAGCTAGAACATCAGCTCGGATTGTGTCCGGGTAATAACCACTAGCGGCCCTGTCTAATATCTCTTTAACTAGTGGGTCTTTCTCTAACTTCATAAGCTCATCGAACTCTTCAAGCATGTCAGCATCATCTCTTGCATATCGTTTGCCTGACTGTTTAGTTTCACTAACAAAAAGACCCCAACCTTCAACCATTGTGCCTGAGTTAGAACCTACAGCATCCATGTCTAATTGTCTGTAGATTGCACCTCTGTTGTTACCTTGGAAAGTAATGAGTGGTGACTGCATTCCGTAATGACCTTGATTAGCGGCGGCTACTATGCCATTCATCTCATTCATGAACTTA